ATGGTATAGTAACCAATGTAGAATGTTTGATAATGATCCAAGAAAGATTCAACAAGAGCTTGAACTGAAATTCTTACCAACTTCTGGATCATTCTTTGATGAAAAGACTTGTATGGTTCTACAAGATTTAGTAACAGAACCAAGAGAAGTTTTTAAATTATTTAATGGAGAAATTTGGAAATTTAAAGATCCAGAACCTGGAAAATTTTATATTATTGGTGTAGATACCGCACCAGAACATGGTGAGGATAAATCTGCAATTTCAGTTTGGGATTTTGAAACTCTTGAACAAGTATGGGAGTATCAAGGAAAATGTCAAGTTCTTGATTTTATTAAGGTTGTAATGTATGTATGTGGTGTATACCAAAATGCATGTATTGTAGTTGAGAATAACTCATATGGAAACCAAGTTGTGGAACATGTTAATAATAGTGAGTATGCTAATATGTTATATAAGCAAAAAATTGGTGATAGAATTACTCCGGGATTGAATACAAACGTAAAAACAAGACCATTAATGATTGATGCTCTTTATTCATATGTAAGTCAATTTCCAGAAATGATTAAATCAAAAAGGCTTGCTCTTGAACTTATTGGTTTAGTTAGCAAACCAAATGGAAAAGTTGAAGCAGATATTGGATGTACTGATGATATAGCACTTTCTTCTGCTTTAGCATTTTATGTTAGAAAATGGGATCCTCCATTGTCAATTAATTTACAGGGTTCTGAAGCAGGAAACTTCTTAAATGATATTATGAATATGAATATTGGTAACAAAGGTGTTATAAAAACAACTGAGTTACCACATAATGCACAGGTAATAAAAGATATAAGGAAGAAGATTGAGGAAGGAGATGTTAAAGGATTTACAGATATTCTTGGAATGTATAGAGGGTAGTTATGAAAAAAATAAATGAGTTTATTGCAGCACCAATACCTTTAGTTTCTAGAGTAGTCGCCGAACTACATGGAGAAAACCTATATTCATCTCCGTTTTTGAAAAGACAATATTTAACTGCATTATCAGAAACTCCTAAAACAAGACCAATAATAAGTGAGATATCTCATTTAGTTGATAGAAAATTGATAATTCCATGTTTAGTTAGTAAAAGTATTTTATCATACATTATACATAAAACTATTAACCCAAATCATGACTTAATTGCATTACACGGAATCTTAGGATTTTATACACGCGACTCAAAAAAAATTTATATTGTTACAAATAACAATAATAACTTTTTTGAATCTAACTCAAAACTAGCACTAGCAAAATATACTATTCATGAACTAATGCATATGATTGCTGATAGAAATTCTGATTTTATTAATATTTTTAAATCTGAGTTGGAACAATTTTATTATAATTATTATAAAGATATTCTTAAACTAAAAAATAAAGTTGATGTATTTCCTGTAGTTCAATTTATTTATTCTCTTGAGTCATCAGCAAGATACACTATGAAAGATGTCAACAATTATTATAGAGTTTTATATGAAACATTTAAAGATCATACAGAAATGAAAAAAGAAGAATTTGAGAAAATTCTTATTGAGTATTGTTCTTTGGTAAAAATATATCTAAGTAGCATGTCAGCATTTAAAAATAACTTTAGAAAATATATTCATATACTAGGACCAATTTATAAAGCATATAAAACTACATATGGAATAAATGTTAGAGATAACTTATGTATTCAAGAATTGCTTACCATTTCTGAAACGATTTGTATATATTCAGAGGTTAAAACCAATACAAAAGTTTATAGTGCAATTAAAGCACTAGTTAAAGGAATATAAATAATGGAAGACATAGTTAAAAAATATGTTGGAAAATTACAAGATGAGTTGACTAATACTGGTGGACCGAAAGCTCAAATGAATAAACAAGTTAAAAATATTTTGAAACCAGTCGTTAATTCGGCAGAAAAAGAAGTAGAGAAAAAAATTAATAAACTATCTTCATCTATGAGTAGATGTAATAATATTTTATGTAAACTAAGGATACGAAATCAAATTAGAAAATTACAAAAAAGATTAGGAGAGGATAAAAATATGGGAGCTATTTTTGAAAATGAAGCCATTGTAAGGATGTTTATTCGGGAATATGGTGATAGATTTACTGATGCACATCTCCTTCTTGAACAAGAACAGGATGATCTTGAAGAATGTAAGGATGGTGCTGTATTTAAAGTTACTAACGAAGAAGAAGATATTGATGAATGCAATGAATCAGATAGAATTTGTGAAGATGTTTTAATTGAGTTTAATCCAGATATTGATAAAAAACTATATAGTAAATTCAAAAAAAGTTTTAAAGGTGGAAAAAAACCACTTATTAATCCCAAGAGTCTTTCATTTAAAAATTTAGCTGTTGGTACTCTTCTTGCTTCAGCTATATATTATGCTGCGCAAACATACAGAACTTTAAGAGCACAAGGAAAAGATCCTGTTGTTGCAAGGAGAGAGCAAGTTCAGGCTCTTAAGTATGCAATGTCAAAGTGCAACAGAACTAAGAATCCAAAACTTTGTAGAGATAAATTTGAAAAACAAATTAGAATTACACAGGGAAAACCAACATTATAATGACAGATATATTTCAAAAAATAAGTGAGCTTTTAGATAGAATTTATATTGAGCAGAGAATTGATGATGGAATTATGGCTGCTTCGTCTGCAGCAGATGAATTTAATGTTGTTGATAAAATTAGGGGACTTCCTGATGAAGAAGAACCTGAAAATGAAAATACACACTATTTAGATTCAATTAAAAACTTATCAACAGGAAAGGAAGTAAACAACGATTAATGGAGTAATTTGTTAAATGGCACCTAAAGATAAACCACCAACTGGACCACCTAAGATAGATAGATCTAGACAAATAAATTCTATGTCAAAGGTAATGAAGGATGCGAGTAGTTCAGCGAAAAAACAACAACAAATGTCTAGAAATATTAACTCGTTAATGGTAAAACAACTAGAAGAACAAAAGAATCTTGGAAAAAATAAAAGAACACCATTAGCTGAAAGTAAAGATGTAAAAGAAATAACAAATTCTGTAAACGATATTTTGAAAAAACTTGGATATGTAGTAGATAATTTATCTCAGGGTGTTAAAAAAATAACAGTAGAGACAGCTAAGGCTACAAAAGAGGCAGTAGAACAGTATGGACAGGCAATAAGTTCTGACATAAGTATAAATAAGCAAAATATTGTTGCGATGGCCATTGCAAAATCTTCTCCAATTCTTGGTTATTTTACATCTAAATTTTTTGAAACAGCTATCTTTAAAAATATGGCAGAAAAAGTAAGAGGAAAATTTCATGATGTATTTTCTTCTGTATCTGATAAGTTTAAGATAATGCTTTCAAGAATGGTTGAAGGAATCAAAGGATTCTTCAACATGGGAAAGAAAGGAAAAGAAAGAGGAGAAGAAATAAGAGCAAAAAGAATTCCTGCTATGCAAGTAGGAGGGTATGTAGAGAAAGGTGGTTTGGCAAAACTACATGCTGCAGAAGTTGTAGTTCCTGTTGAAAAGTTTTTAAAGACAATTAAAGAGTCTTTCACTTTAGCAAAAGAAGATAATAAAAAAATAATAGATGAGTTGAGAATGTTACGATATGGACTAACTGGAGCAAAGAGTGAATTTGGTCAGAGACTTTCAAAAGCATTAATGGACTTTCCAATTGTTAGAGGATATCTAGCTGCGGCACAGACATTGAAAACTATTAATAGATTTTTTACATACTCAAGGGGAAAATATAGAAGAATGCTACCACGCGGTGGAGCTGATATTGGGAGTGTTAACGCTATTCTTGGTCTCATTTTTACCCAAGGAATGTATAAACTTGACGTGATAATTCATCACCTAGCAACTCTAATAAAAGGTCTTTTAGGAAAGGAACCAACACTTCCAAATATTGGAACATCATCTACAAAAGCAGATGATATAAAGCAAACATGGAAATTTATATCTACAGCATACAAAAAGGGAAAATTAAAAGAATCTGCAATAGAAGAAAGTAAAAAATTGAAAGAATTTATTGCGGAAAAGGGAAAATTAAAAGAAACTATATTAGAAGAAGGTAAAAAATTGAAAGAATCTGTTACGGGAATATCAGATAATGCAGCTAAAAGAGCAATTGAAGTTAAAGAAAAAATTATAATGATGGCAAAGAATCCATCACAAGCAGTAGAAATGATAAAAATGGTATATGGTGATAGTATTGCCAAAAAGAAAATTTCTGAAGTAACAGAAAAAGTAGAAAGTAAAAAAGCAGAAATAATGGGAGGAAAAAGCTTTAGAGAAAAATTACAAGAGTCGGGAGAAAAATGGAAGGCTCTCCTACAAAGAGTTAAAGGAAAGAGTTCTAAAGAAATATTTGAAGAAATGAACAATAAACTTTCTTCAATTAAAAAGAGTACTAAAGATACTGCCAAGGAATCTCTAGAACGAGCAAAACTTCCAATTAAATCAGCACTTTCTGTAATTATAAGTTTACCCAAAAAATTATTTGATATGGGAAAATGGTTAGTTAAAAATGTTGGTGGAACTATTAAAGATATAATCATGTTGTTTGTTATACCAGCACTTTCTGCATTACCATCAATGATTAGTAAATCAATTGGTTTATTATTTCAAGGTTTTAAAGCACTTGGTGGATTGAAAGCAATTAAGGGATTGGGAAGAATTGCTGGTGGTATTGGTGCCACCATAATGGCAATATCTGATATATTTGATGGACTCTCAAAAGCTAAAGAATGGTTTGGAGAAGGTGCAGGAAAAGAACAGGATATAGCTTCTGGTATTGGTGCGTTCCTTGGAGGAACAAAAAGTGGTTTTGAGGGAATGTTTACCGGAGCAATAAAAGGGCTTGGATTTGGATTTTCTATTGCTGGACCAAAGGGAGCTGCTATTGGTGGAGCTCTTGGAGCGATATTTGGATATATTGGTGGAGAAAGAATCGCCAAATTCATAGAACCCGCAGTTCAAGCTATTTCAGATTTCTGTGATATGGTTGGATCTATATTTGGAAAAGCTATTGATTGGTTAAAAGAACAGAGAAAAGAAATTGCTGAAAAGGGATTATTTGGTTGGATTTCGACAATGTTATCATCAGTAGCTGGTAGAGAAAATATACCAGAAACAGTTGGGGCAGCCGCTTTGGGTGAAGCATATCCAATGACTGGAGATGCATATCCGAGAAGCAATGTTGAAATTTCAGCAATGGGTACAAATACTCAACTAGCACTAATGGTAAGGGATGCTATTCTTGAAGGATATAGCGTTGTTGGAAAAGTAGTTAAAGAAGAAATGGAAGATAAGAAAACTATAATGGGAGGAAAAGAAGGAATTTCTGGTTTTCCAACTACGGTGTCTCCATCAATACCCCCTGCTAAAGTACAATCAATTGTTCAAGATTCAAATAAAGCTTTAGTTCAGCATGCAGCAGAGTTTTTAACTGGTGAAACTGCTTCATTAACAGATGCTATTATTCAAAGAGCTGGAAAAGGTGTTCATATAGAACAAATGAAACCAGAATTTGCATCTAGATTTGCTGGAATGGCTAAAGAATATATGGATAAAACAGGAAAGAAAATTATAGTAACTGATGCCTATAGATCTACAGAAGAACAAGCAAGACTGTATGCTATGAAACCACACCTTGCAGCACCCCCTGGTCGTTCAAGGCACGAAAAGGGAATGGCAATGGATATTGATACTGCACAAGCAAATCAACTCTATGCATCTGGTTTAATGGAGAAATACGGATTCTATAGACCAATGTATCCACCTTGGGGTGGCGGTCCAGGAAGAAAAACTGAGGGGTGGCATATTGAACTAGCGAAAGGAAGTCAAGTTGGTGATGCATATCCAGGTGTTAAAATGGGTCAAAAAGATATTGCTAGATTGCAAGTTGGGGATGCGTTTGCTGGAGCAGATATGATAGCAAGTGCAGCTGGAGCAGGAGGAATGGCACTTAAGGGTGCTTTAAGTGGTTTTGGTAGAGAAACAGGAGCTGTACTATTAAATATGACAAATGTAATATCTAATGCTATTCAAAATGCAGTTAGTAATAAACAAGGTTCTGGCTCAAATGCAGGACAGACAGATCCAATGCTTCAAAATATTCTAACCGGAAACTTTGGTTAATGGGGATTTTTTAAATGATAAAACTTCAGGATATTATTGGATTACCTCCATCCGGATCTCTTTTGGCTAATAATAATTTAAAAATAAATACAATGCCTGTAATAGAAATAATACCTTGTTATCCTGATAGTGGAAAAAGTCCAATTAACATATTCTCACTGCAAAGTGCTAGGGGCGATGCAAATGCAGGCCCTGATGTTAAAAATGATTTTGATAGAAGATTAGCCGAGTTTGGATTTTCTGCACCAAACCCAATAAAATTAGCGTTTCAAGCTGAAAGTTTTCCTGTTGATTCATTTTCTAATGAGTATGGCGAAACATTTTTAAACAAAATGGCTGATGTTGCATCTGAGGGTGTTGGTGAACTAATGCAAATGACAAATACAAGTAATGCAATGGAAGCTGCCAAAAAGATAGGATTGGGATTAAAAGGACTAGGTGGTGGTATGGGAGAAACGGTTGGTGGAATGTTAACAGGTAAAGCAGAGCAATTACAAAATTGGATTAATAAAAATCAACAAGCGGGCGGAATGAAGGGTGCAGGAGCTAGTGGTGCAGGTTTAGTTAGTAAAATGCTTGCTGGTCAAAGAGTTGACTTTCCAATGATTTGGAAAAATAGTACTTTTAACTCATCATACTCAATTAATGTTAAATTATTTAATCCAAAACCTGCTAGTTTAGATATTACTGAACAATACATAATTGGTCCAATTGCATTGATTATGTTATTAGCATTACCACAATCCGATGAATCAGGAGAAACATATAAGTGGCCTTACTTTCATAGAATTACTTGTAGGGGATTGTTTGATATCAGAGCTGGTGCAATTACAAATGTTTCAGTTTCAAAAGCTGGAGATCAAAATCAAATTGCATGGAATAAAAGGTTGAGTCAAGTAGATATAAGAATTGATTTTGTAAACTTATATAGTAGTTTAGTTGCAGGAGGAAAAAACGATTTAGATAGACCAACATTAGATTCTTATCTAACAACATTAAGAAGTGAAACGCCTATTTTACCTATTTATATAGATCAAAATAATAACTCAGTGAGTTCAACAAGAGAGATTATGGAAATAACTGCAGCTATTCCACCAGTTGCACAAGATCCATATGATATAGATACAATAAGAATTGATCCAGAAGAATCTATTATTGAAGATAATATTATTGATGAATCTGAAGGGAAATTACCTGTTCCGCCACCTACATCAGATTTAAGAAGTAGAGATATGGAAGAAATTGCAACAGATTCTGGAGGTACAACAACTACAGGAGAAATAGCATTGAAAGCTGCAGCAGAAAGATTCAATGAAGGTCTTAAAACAGCTACAACATATACAGCAAATATACAACAGAAGCTTAAAGATTTTTCAAAAGATGCTGGAACAACTATAACAAATGCTATTGATACGGGATTAAAGATGATAAAAAGATAACTAACAAATGGAATTTCTCATTACCATTGTTATATAGTAGGCTAGAAAAAGACTAATGAGGAATTGAGTTTGTGAACTTAGTCTGTTAAATTTATTCTTATATCCAATTTCAACGAGAAGTTTATTTAACAGCTCACCAACGAGTTGTTTAAAATAAATAGTTTTGTTAGTCCTTTTGGTTGCCATCAAATCTCTTACATACGTAAAATAATCACTTCCACAAATTGACTTTACATTTTTCAAATCTTTAATAAAAAATAAAAGAATACTTCTAACATTATCCGAATATTTAATGTCTCCTAGCTCGTTTATTAAAAGAGTTGCGAGAGAAGTATTTACCTTAGTAAGCTTTTTAGAATCATCAATTGCTTTTCTATCAATTTCTTTATAAACAGTAATCTTTTTTGTAATTTCTCCGACTAACCTTTCACCTTTTTCCATTGAGTCATATTGGTATTCTTCTCCTGTTTCAGTCTCTTGTGGGCTTCTATATCCTATTCCAGACTTACTAAGCTCATAATATGTTCGTAAAAATCCTCTGACACTCTGAGCTACCCTGTGTCTTGATTCTGTAATAAATTTAGCAATTCCATCTGCAGTTGGTTCTGATATAAGAGCTGTATATCTCTTTGTTAATTCTTGAGCCAAATAATATAAAGCGTTTGGTATTGTTTTTTCTCTTGCAAACAAATGTGTTCTTGCAATTCTATCAAGAGAAGCTGAAAAAATAGCTGGATTACAATATGGAAGGTTACTACTCATATAATTGGTATATTCTCTTATTACTGTATATACCATGGTTGTAATAAATGATGCTGTATCTCTTTGATGTATAAAGTAATACATTATAAATATAATAAAGTTTCTTTGACTATCTTGTTGTAATAAAAATCCAGCTGCCTTATTTCCAGCATAGAATTTTTTTACATGGCTTTTTATATCCTTTTCAGTCAGTTCACACATCGAAAGCATTTCAAAATAGTCTTTTTTCAAAGAAGGATAATAACATGGTTCAGATAATGCTGACAATTCGTAGGCAACCCTTTGAGTAATATAAGACTTTAATCTAGTTTTGTCAATCTTACTTTTTTCTAGTAATTCTTTCATATTTAAATTACCCTAACTGAAATATTATTTTTTGAAAAATATAAATATTCTGGCCCATAAACAAGAAGTTGATCTTGTGTAAATGTATCTAAATCAAAGTTAAAGAATATATCAGACTCTGGTTTAATTAGATTACAATATGAGACACCATCAATAGATTGAATAACACCAAGAAGCTCTGATCTATATAGAGGGACATTTGTCCCAAAAAATTCACTAAAAACACTATATACAACGTCCTTGACAGTATTTGCTAAGTCAACATCCGATCCTGTATACGAGTTTGATTTGAATATTTCAATTTCTATAGTCAATGGAATTTGATAAACAGGATAAACCCATTTAGAACCATTATAAATATATTTTTTATCTTGGTTTTCTACATATACAATATCGTTACTTGACGGATCTATAAATGACCATGTCATTGAAGTTGAGTCAGTTATTGTTGCAAATTGGTTATTGTGTCCTTCCCAGGAACTTCCAACAACTGGATCATTCGCTACAATATATCTATCTCCAACATCACCAATTAATGGTGGGTTACATTGAATATCAATTACTGGTAATTTAGTAACTTCATTGTGTTGCATATTTTTCATTGTTCCCCAAGTATTTATAAACTTTAAGTTTGTAAAATCAGTTAACATTCTATACTCATAAAATGTCATAGTTTCAACTAGTTTCTGTAATACTTGAGTTTCAAAATCCCTTTTATTTATTCCATCATAATATGTCTTTTTCACACATGGAATATCATATATAATTTCACTTGTAGAATCTAATTCCATATTTGATATCATAAAATCTTTCAAAGATCTTCTAAATGTAAACTTTGCAGAATACTGACCAAATGGTGATGATAAATGAGATATTGTAAAGTAATATGTTATATCTCCCTCAGGAATCATTGTATATGGATCAAATATATATACAAACCTATTATTTGAAAAATCATTTGTCATTGTGAACTTTTGATTTGTTTGCAGTAATGTAATTTCACAATCACAAATATTATAGTCAATTTCATTTTGTGAATAATATAAATATAATATTGCAGTATTACCAACTTTTCCAACAACTACTGATGTAGCATACAATTCGTATGTTTCTCCATAACTAGTAATAAGCGTTGGTGTTTGCTGAATTTCATACATTATATAATGATAGTAAGCACTCTTATTTATTTGATCTACTGTTATATCAAAAACTGTATAATATTGTTCACCATCATCTATAATAATAGTTTCTCTTGGAATATATAGTACTGAAGGATCTGTTTCTAATTTTACATTTCTTGTTGGTACTATTTCGTTATTAAAAATTAGGGTTGTAAATAGTTGAACTTCATTGATTTTCACATCCGATCTTTTTAAAACTGGAATAGATGATTGTGCTAAAGGTGAATTTGGTATTACAACACTTGCAGCTTTATAATCTGTTTCTGATACAAGTCTTCCCAATGCAGTTAAATTTGCTATTGCATTTGATCTTATTTCTTCGATAGATTCCTCATCTTCTCCACCAAAAGCGTCAGATGTATTAACAACGGAATAACTTAGAATCCTGGTATAACCTGCTATAGTTGTGGTATAAATTCTTTCTCCAGATACTATTGATCCAGCAATAACATTTCCGTCAGCTCCCTGTGTTTCATATACTGTTACTCGAACAGTAGATCCTGGAAGAGGTTGAACACCAATTAATCCATTACCAAAATATAACCTTCTTCCAAACGAGGTTCTTCGGGAAACATATCCATAATCAGAAGATGTCATTAAATATAAACTTTGGAATTCCGTATACAATCTCCATGACGTACCATCCGGGTCCTTGATTTCAACAAACATTTCCGATACTTTTCCTGTTAGTGGTACATCAATAGTTGTAAACTGATATGTTTGTAGATCACTATCAATTTGGAATTCTTGAATAACTTTTTTGTACTGCCTTAGAGGAAGTACAAACTCAAATACTGGTGTGGATGATGTAGTATCTATATTAACAGGTAACGAATATACTTTATTTCCTTCTGTAATAACCAATGTTACATATGAGTTATTATAAACATTTACATCTGCTTTATAGTATGTTTGAAATGTTATATCACCACCATAAAACTTAAATGCTTCTGGTATAGTGAATGTAGCATGAGAATCTTCAAAACCAAAAGGAATTGTTATTAAAACATTAACTGTTGCATAGCTTGCTTCTTTAGTATTATATCCTAAAAATGCTGAAAGATTCAAAACTGATTCTGGAAGTTGAGCTGTAGTTAAAAAGAATTCTCTATATACAGATGTTTCGTAAAATAGAAGATTTGATGTTAAAGTTGAAAGTGTACTAATTACAAAAGAAAGAAAAGAAGATTTTGTTAATACTATGTTTTCTAGTTCTAAATAGTATTTTGCAAACTCTACAATTTGGTTTCTGACCTGATCTCTAGAGAGATAAATTTGGTCAGACATTGTGGTATTTGCCATTTAATAGACTCCCTTTAGACAAAATAAAAACCAGAGTTCTGGTCATACAGATTTTTAAGTCTTCCCTTTAAAGTATTATGTTTCGATAACATTTTTGTCATTGATGACGATTCCTGTACAGTGTGCATCTTTTTATCATAATCATAAAATACATATGTGTTTTCTACCTGTTTATCAATAATTTCCATATTAACGGTTTGTTCAATAGATAATTTTAGTTTCCAATATGATTTGTATTTGTCCATACCAGGGTGGTGTTGTAAACCAGTAACTGCAAAGATTGAACTTGGATCTGGATGCCTATTTGACAAGTAATCAACATCAAATTTTACCATATCATTTGCTAGTGGAATAAAACCATAATTGGATGGAACTACTAGACCAGATTCTCCTTCGTTTATATATCCTATTTCTTGGGCATCAAATATAGTAAATGTTTCTTCAATATAAAATACAGGGAGAAGTAAATATTTGTCCCATTTCATTCCTGTTAGTTCGCCAAATTTTTCATATGAACCACCCATCATATAAGTTTTATCCCAAACAGTTACTTGTTTATTGATATGATAATAAGTAACTAAAAATGGGATTGCATGAACAGCATAAGTATCATGTATTAACTTCCAATACTCATTTATATAATCATACAATCGCCCATATAGTTGCATTTTTTACTTTCCGTTTTTATTTGTTTATTTTTTCTTTTGTTTTATTCATATTTTCTTTTGTTAGTTTACTATATACAATTATCCTAGATAACTTTTTTTAATTGACATTCTTGTTCAGTTAATAGTTCGCAAGAAACACACTTAAGATAAGAAGATAATAAACTCATATAAACTATGCTTGCCGTTTAGCTTTTGCAAGACTAATAAGTTCATTTTGAAGTCTCTTCTTCCAAACAACAATTTCTTTCTGGATTTTGCTTTTGCATTTTTCTGGATTTTTTGTCTCGTCACACTTTCCTAATTGAGAATTCAGTTGTGCAATTACTCTCTTTGATGCTTCAGCTTGACATTGATGTTTAATAACAGCCTTTTCTCCGGGTGTTCCTGTTGCCATAGCAGCTTTTGCTCTACAAGGATCAGACAGTTTTCGATAAAGGTAATAAGCTGCCATACCAATACCAGCTCCAATAGCATGCCATTTACTTTTAGCAAATGGGTGCATAGCACCACTACCAACTCCAGTAAGTCTCCTTCCTGTTGCTTTCCCAACTGCTTTTCTTGTAGCATAACTACCAGCAGTTCCTGCCAAACCATACTTTAAAGCTCTTTTGAATTTATCTTCATAGTCTCTCATTCCTTCTGCTTCACTTGTTGGGAGTGGTTCACCACCAAATGCTAAGGGAAGAACTTCATGATATTTCATTTCAAGAACTCTTTCGCATAATGCAGTATGATCTTCAAGCGTTAATTTTTTAGAAAGTTTATCGCTTTCCATTACTGCAGTTAGTATATACTTTTTGCATGCTGATTCAACTAACTTTTTATCCAACATGATATTTTAATCCTCCTGTTCTTTTTAGTCCTTTATTCTATCCAAATCTCCAAATTTTGCCATTACTTTTGCAGCTACCATTCCTAAGTTCTCAGGTGTTATTTCATCACTTAGTTCTAAATCTATCTTTGCTTTTACAACATATATTCTTCTTTTATTTGTACTCTCTTCTTCATTAAATGTTGTTAAAATATTTGATTTTATATATTTTCCTTTGTTATGAATTTTAGTAATATAAATATCTTTAATTTTAGATACAGAACAAGGAATTTTTTCTAATACTGAAAATCTCTCATCAAAGTAATCAATCTCACCATTTAATAAATCTTCAACAATTTCATTTGGAATTTTTTTAACTAATTGGGCATAAAAAACTGTGTTATCCTCATTTGATCTACCAATTAAAACTAAGTATAAACTATGTGTTTCACTTACAGGAACCATTAAAGTATGTGTGTTTTTAAAATGCTTCTTTTTAAATAGTCCCTTATAATGTTTAAGAACACAATAGTATAAATTCATTTTTTATTCCTTAAGATTGGACTGCATTAAAGTATTTATTTTCATCAATAAATAGCTGTAGTTTTTCTTTTTTTCCTTGATAATTAATAAAAATATGTAAATAAAATCCCTTTTTATCTTTAAGATATCCAACTTGAACATCTTGAATTTTTGCTCTATCATCATAATAAAATAATCTTTGATATACCTCTTGTTTTATGAGATCTCTAGTAACTTCATCTTGTGGTGCAAAAACATACTTATATAACTCACATCCATATTCTGGATCATGATCTACAGATCTTAAAGGAGTAAGAAGAATATTATTCCATGAGTTTAAAATAGCCTGAAGTCCATCTATTCTAGTAAAATCACCTTTTGATGAAATTTTTGATGTAAAGTCTGCATCACTATTACTAGTTCCTACTGCGAAATTATTGAATCTTTCTAGAATATTGGCCATTATCTTCTACTCTTTTGTTTTTGTTGTGCTTGAAATTGTAGAGCTTTTTCCTGCATTAGCTTAGATCGTTCTTCTTCAAGTTCTGCCTTCCATTTTAGCATATCATAAAATCTCTTAACTGGCATTAACATAACTGTATCATATTGTTGTTTCAACATCTCAATTGCTGAAAAGATATTTAACTGCAATGCTTTTCGATAATCTTGTATCTTATCCTCATGAACTGTATACCATTCGAAAAAAGTTTTCAACTAGATCAATATTAATTGTTTCTTCATTTCCACAATGGATACAAAATGTTTTCATTTTTAACTCAATATTATATTTTCCAAATTCCTCGTTATACTTTTCGTAAATAGTTCTTTTATCCTTTGCTGGAAGACTTCTATAAGCATCAATAATATCATTTCTATCTGTCCAAACAACTGGATCAACTGCTGCTTCAACATCTTGCTCAAATCTATCAATAATAAGAGTTTCAACAATATTATCAATAGTGAGACCTGGAGCAGCAGAAAGATTCTTTATTGCTTCAACTTCGTCAAGAAGAACAGGTTGTTTCAAATAAGCTTTAACACCTTTAGAAACAGGAAGATTAACCAAAATCTTTTTCTTTCTTATATCATCATCTTCGGGATAAGGATTAGCATTAAATGTGCTAGATGCTTTAACAGTAACAGGATAATCTTTTCTACAGTTTCCACACTTAATATCATAGTTTCTTATTTCTTCATATGTAATATGATAGAGACCATATAAAAGAGCATCTCTATCTTTAAGTGTAATATTTTCAAGAAAACTTTTGAAATCTTTAACAGGTTCTGGTTTTGTAACTAGAGATTCATACAGACATTTATTTAAATGTTCTGTAATCTTTTGTGGAGTTAGAAGACTGCCTTTTAGTCTTTCTTCCTCTTGAACATTCAAAGATCTAACTGTAAATGACAATTTTGTTTGCGGGGTTATTACCTCGTATTCAGGATACTTAAGATTAAAACCTTTAAACATGTTATATCTCCTTTCTATTTCTTGTTTTAATGACTATTTCTTAGATTTTTCTTTTTGAACTTTAGCTTTAAGCTGTGATAATTTTCTATCTCTTTCTTCCTTACATTTTTGCATGCAAATTTGCCTTTCAGCATTATTTATTTTATATGTACCACATTTTTCAGTACATTTATCAAATGCTGCTCTAATTGTTCTATATACTGCCCATGTAACTGGTCCACCATAGAAAACACCAAGGAGTCCTGCAACTGACATTGCAGTTTTTCTTCCCGATGTTTTATATTCCAGTAATTTAGAAACAGGAGATTTTATAAACTCATTTTCAACAAGTTTCTCATCTGCATCTAATACTAGTAAACCATCAACAAGGAGAACTTTAAGTTGAGTATCATCTGCTTCTGCAATGAAGTCTAAAGCTATTTCTTTAATATCATTACGCATATTTGAAAATTCTATAACATACTCAGCTAACCATCTTAATTCTTTCATGTACCACCTCCTCAGATAGAATAACTATTAACAGTATCTCTTGAAGCGATAAGAGCAGGAATAAAGTTGTTTTCAATTTTGCTCTTTACCCAAGGCTCGTGCCATGGATAATCACAGTTAAACTCAATTTCAATATCAAGTTTACCGATTGTTTCAACATCACTTGAGAAAAGATCCTGAGGATCTTTTGTTGGGAATACGCCATCGTATGCAGCATAATATTCAACTGTCATAGCGTCTGGAGCTGTAGTCCAATAAAATAGAGTTGCTGCATATGTTCTATTACTGTATCCGATTCCTTCATCAGTATCTTCTAATTCAGTTACACCAGTTCTATAGTCCCTAATCATCTTAACCCAGCTATGCATGATATCAAGAATAGGAGTTTTACTAAATTCTAAAAACTTGATTGATACCGAGTTGCCATAGTCAATATTTCCAGGAACCGCCCATTTAATACCACCAAGACCTGTAAACTCTACTTTAGCTAGAGTTCCTCCAGGAGGAGTAACTGAAAGACATGATGCGGCAAGAATTTTCTGAATATCACCAATGCTATCTAAACCACTTGGTCCCTCACTAGTATATGTAGTAAGAGCTGATGGTAGTCTATCAAACCAAATAAAATGATATCCAGTTACATAAGGATCGGCAACCCCAACAGTAGTACCACCAAATTTTCTAGTTAGCAGGTTGCTTGTTAGATTCTTGAATGAAGTTTTCATTCTAAATTTCCTCCAAAATTACTTTTTTGTTATTCTTCTTCTGCTATGTCGATTTCCTGTAATACCTTATCCCAATCACCTTTAAATGGTATTGCTAAATCATCTATTATTCTAAATGCACCAATTTTTTCTGAAGTAATATCATCATAATGAATTCCATATCTATCTAACCATTGTTTCATATCTTTTATTTGTTTTTGACAATCAGAATTCTCTCTACATGATGCTCTGGTTGAAAATATAACTATTTCATATTTATTCTTTAGTTCATCTATTGCTTCGGCAGTACCCTCAAATGGACTATCATAAATTGTCCCGTCTGCCCAACCCCTTGAGTATTTATGAATAGTTCCATCAAAATCTATTAATAATTTCTGTCGTTGAACAATATTTCCTTCCTCATCTACATATGTTGGCTTAGTTCTCTTTTGCATCGGTAAGCCAGTATGGTATGAATCAATGGGAAATATAGATTCGTTATTTTGAATTTGTTCTAAGTACCAATCCAAATTCCGCATAAATTCTCCATATGTTTAAATAATTTATCGTAAGATAAACACATTAATTTATATTTTGTTCTCATTTTATATACAGATTAGTATTGAAAACTATATATATTAATTAGTGAAATAAGAAAGAGAAGGTTGTGTTTTTAAACTAAAAAAGGAGGTGATTTTATGGAGATCATATTTTTTCGTTGCAAAGGGAAAGATCAGAATTCTTTCTCGAACAACGATGTTTCCAAAGTTTCATTTAATGTGTAAACCGACGTCTTTAATGGCGTGTTTAGTAACTTTTTTATTATTTACTGGTCAAATGGCTGATTTGAAGTATAATTCAACATACAACTGGTTTAGTTCTCCAGATTTGATTTCTTATCTTCAATATTCAAACAGTAATATATTTTTGATATCCAATGTGATAATTGGTGATGCAAAAACAGATGATGAAAAAGCAGAAAAGGTGTTCTTTTGGGTAGTTAGAAATTTCGATTATAAAAGTGATAAATCTGTTTATGGTCAGATTGAATATTGGGCAACTCCGATTGAATCACTTAAGAACATGAAAGGAGATTGTGAAGATGGAGCAACTCTCATTCATTCACTTCTTCTTCATGTAGGAATTTCTCCAGATAGAATAAGAACTTATGGTGGAATGATAAAAAATAACAAAATTATAAATGGTAAGGAGATACCAAATGGTTTAACTGGACATTCATGGACCACATATAGAAGACAATCTGATAATCAATGGATTGCTCTTGATTGGTGCAATGAGAATTATCACATATCTATTTCTGACATGAAACCAATAAAGAACGACTCTGATTATGTAAGAGAATTTATGTACTTCAACCTTTTTGAACACAACGCAACACCAATAACTATCAAGATAATAGAAAACATTTAAGAGGATAATATGTTTTTATTTATGTATGGATTTTTCTGCCATTGGTTTGCTGATTTTGTTTGTCAGTCAAGAGAAATGGGAGAAAAGAAAAGTAAAAACTTTGGAATGTTGGTATATCATGTTGTAACGTATACTTTGGTTATGTTTCTTCTTTTATTTCTAATTATTGGATTTGAAAATGCATTTAAAATATCTATAATAAACGGATCAACTCATCTTATTATAGATGGAATAACTAGTAAAATTACATCATATTTTTATACCAACAACAAAATGCATGCATTCTTTACAACGATTGGTTTTGACCAGTTTTTACATGCATGTGTTTTAATCTGGACAATTAATCACTTCATAGGAGCATAGTTAATGACAGCTAAACAAATCATTGAACGATTAAGAAAGAAAGGATTTGAAGCGTATATTGTCGGTGGGGCAGTTCGAGATATGCTAATGGGTTTAAAACCCAAAGATATGGATGTAGTTACTTCAGCTTCTCCAGAAGAGATTAGTGAAATTTTCAAAGATTCAAATTATAAAGCAGAAGGAAAATCTTTTCTGGTTTCATTTGTTGATGGGATTGAAGTATCTACTTATCGAACAGATACATACAAGGGACTGAACGCACGAAATGTAGTAGTCAAACAAGCAAAAACTCTCGAAGAAGATGTGTTAAGGAGAGATCTAACAATCAATGCAATGGCATATGATCCCTTCGAAGAAAGGATAATTGATTATGTCAACGGAAAAGAAGATCTCAAAAACAGAGTTATCAGATTTGTCGGAGATCCAAAATTCAGAATATATGAGGATCCAAATCGAATCATTAGAGCTTGTAGATTCCTGGCTAAAATTGATGGAAGTTTCGATGAGGACACCTTTCGGAATCTTCTTTTCTATTCAACTTATGTTTCTGAGCATGTGGATAAAGAAAGAATAATGTTAGAGATTAAAAAAGCAATGAAGATTAAAAGGGCATCTATATTTTTCAAAGCTTTGATGGATATTGAAGCTCTTTCTTATATTTTTCCATCTCTGGCAGATTGTTGGAATCACGAACATGGACCATATCATATTGAGGATGTTTTTTATCACAATATGATGTCTGGAGATAGTGTTTCAACAAAGTATCCTTTAATCAAATTAGCATCATATTTACATGATGTTGGAAAACCAATTGCATGTAATATAAATCCAAGAACAAACGATGTTTGGTTCAAGGATCATGAATATGTTGGGGCAGATCAAGTAGCAAAAGAACTTAAAATTCTCAAATTTTCAAACAATGAAATTTCATACATTTCAAATCTGATTAGGCTTCATATGAGGATTTCTCATGAGAGATTATCTCCTAAATCAATAAGGAGAACTCTCGTAATGTTGAGTGATGCTGGAATCCACTATAAAGATCTACTCAGACTTGCTGTGAGTGATCGTAGGGGTAATTTTAAGACTAATCGCTATTATGGTCTACGAGATGTTTACGAGCTCCTCAGATCGTTTAAAACGGAAGTGGAAAGGAAAAATCCAGTATCTTGTTTTGCCCAGTTAGCTTTAAATGGAAAAGACATTATGGATATCACTGGATTGAAACCTGGTAAGGAAATTGGTCGTATGTTGAAGTTCCTTCTTGAAAAGGTTATTGAAGATCCTGAACAAAATACAAAAGAGAAACTTCAAAAACTAGTTTTGGAGGAACTAAAAAAATGAAATATGATTCATACGCACCACTTTTCTTTAAAATCAACCATGAATGGGTAATCAACTTAACTAACCTGGACCGGATATGGATTACGGATGACCATGTAACATTCTTTCTATCATCCGGTCCTCTTTCTTTTTCTTATAAAACAGGTGTAGCAGAAAGAATAATCACAAAGGATGAATTAGAAGAAACAAAAAGAAAAGCAAATATACTAATAGAATACTTTAAGGTACAATTTGAACAAGGAAAATAAAAAAAAAATAAAAACAATAATTTTATTATAGGTGAAAAAAATGAGAAAGGTGATGATCAGAAAAAAAGAAATTCAGATTACTGAAAAGGAATTTAATAAATTACGACAGAGATTTAATCCGAGAAACTTTAAACAGTCGTTTGTTTTTAAAGATAAAATGATAAATAACAATCATTGTTACTTTTGTTCAGCATATAATGCTTATTGGCAAGGATGTATACTGTGCCCATTTGGAGTTCTTTCTCATGATAATGTTCTTGGTTGTTTTGCAGCTGTTAACACAATTCTAACAAAAAATGAAAGAAAAATATTTAGAAATTATATTAATATGGATACTGATTTTATTGCTTATAAAAAATCAAGTAAAAGAGCTGCAGAAATAATATCAAAAATTTATTTAGCTATTAACAAAAGATTTAAGAAAATTTTAAAAGGTGATCAATGATTAATTTACCAGATACTTTTAAACTAGTTTTTAAATGTAAAGCAGGTAGTCATCTTTACGGCACTAATACTCCATTATCTGATGTAGATTATAGGGGAGTATTCATTCCGGATGAGAGATACTTTTATGGGTGTATATTATCCACAGAACAGTTCGAAGATAAGAAGAATGATGAAATATATTTTGAAATTAGGAAGTTTATGCGTCTTGCAATGGACAACAATCCTAATATCATCGAGCTTCTTTTTGTTCCTCGGAATATGTGGGAAGTTGCAACATATGAATGGCAAGTCATTTGTAACCACAAAAAATTATTTTTGTCAAAGAAAGCAAAGCATACATTTTTAGGATATGCACATAGCCAGTTTAAGAGAATCAAAACCCATAGAAACTGGTTACTGAATCCACCAACTAAGAAACCAGAACCTGAAGATTATGGTCTAATCAGAGAAACTCTGATGTCTGATGATGACCTTGGTGCATATGAAGCTTTAAAAGATCAAGTATCATTAGTTGAAGATCTAATGAGAATAGTTACAAAAAATAAAGCATACAAAAATGCACAAAGGGAATGGGATAATTACGAAAACTGGAAAAAGAATAGAAATCCAGAGAGAGCAAAACTAGAAGAGAAGTTTGGATATGACACCAAACATGCTTCTCATTTAATTAGATTAATTTCAGAGGGAGAGGAATTACTATTACACGGAACAATTACGTTTCCAAGACCTGATGCAGAGTATTTACTTAAGATTAGAGCTGGAAAATTATCATATGAACAATTGTATAGGGAGATGGAAATATATGAAGAAAAATTTGAAAAATATTATGAAATATCTCCCTTACCTAATAAACCAGAAGTAAATAAGATAGATGAATTATGTATCAAAATAAATAAAGAATATTTGAGAAAGGATGAGAGAAATGGAGAAAGTAGTTAAAACCGAGAAGTACCAAATCGTATTCGACACAATTACTGGGCGAGAAGAACTTCAAGGAATTAATGGACATCCTGATCCATTTGCTCTTGAGTATCCTAGTCTCATGGATATTGGTATCATGGGGCATTGTAGTAACCGGTGTGAGTTCTGTTATCAGGGAGATGATCAAAAACCAAACATGACTCTTGAAAACTTCAAGAGGATCGTTGACGAAAGCAAAGACTACGTCAATCAGATTGCTCTTGGTGGGAGAGGGTC